TGCAAGTCTGCAATGCTGGACTGTGCGCCGGCCACATTGCTTGACAGTGATTTGAGGCTTTCGCTCAAGGTTTTGAGGCTGTCTTTGGCGGTCTGGGTGGCCGCTTTCAAATCTTCCTGCGCGTAGACCTGTTTGATCAGCTCTTGCGTGGCTGCGTTGGACGTGGTGGCAAGGTCCGCCTGCATGGCAAGCTGGCGCTCGGTCACGGTGCCTTGCAGCACGGCCAGCTTTTGCGTCCACGTTGTGACAGTGGCAATCTCTTTGTCAACCTCCCTCTGGACGGCCTCGCGCACCTTTTGGGCGGCGGCTTCTTTGGCAGTAGCCTCTTTTTCGGCCAGTGCGGCCAGCTCTGTCATGGCGACTTGCAGGCTTTGCCATTGGGCCAATTTTTCGGGGGAAATGCCGCCGTCAATGGCGCTGACAAAATCAGTTTTGAATGACTCGGAGGTGGTGGCCAGCGTGCTGAAGGCTTGGTCCACGTTGGCCTGCAAAATTGACATGGGCTCGCGGGTCTCCAGCAAGGCTTCACGCACCTGCTTGATGGACCCGGCGTAGGCCAGCGGGTTGGTGATTTGCTCTTGCGTCATGGCCCCGGCGTTCAGGCCGTTGAACACGCTGGACAGGTAGCCGGGCAGCTCTGAGCCCTGCAGGGCGGCGAACACGGCGCGGCTGGCTGCGAGGGCGATAGCGGCGTCTGACGATGCGGTTTCGCCGCCCGTGCTGTAAAACGAGTTCCCGGCGCGGGCGGTGAGTGCAAAGTTTGGCGACTCGCCATTTTTTCCCGTGTTGCCGCCATAGGCAAACGCGCTGGCCACGGTGCCAATGCCCAAAGACTTGGCCGCGCCTGCGTAGGCTGCCTGCAGGTCAGCCAGCATCTTGTCCACACCCGCGCTGGAGCCGTCGAAAAATGTTTGGTAGTCGGTGCGCTTGCCTGATGCGTCAAAGCTGGCGGATGCGTCACCCGTGCTGGATGTGGGGGTGCCGTGGTCAGCCAACGCAAGCACCGCGCCCGCTGCCAGTGCAGCCCAACCAACCGGACCCATGGCCGCCAATGCGCTGCCGATGGATGACCCAACACTTAAACCGCCCGCCACGCCAGACATGCCCGCCGCGCTGTAAGCTGCAGTAGCGCCCGCAAGGCTGGTGCCGGCCAAACCCGCCGACACACCCGTGGCAACGCTGGAGCCGATGGCGGCAAGTGTGGAGCCGCCGATAAGGGATGCTGCATTGAGAGCAGTGCCGATCATGCCGCCACCAGATGCAGCCTCTGCCGCATTAGCCGCACCGCTCAACCCCATAATGCCCGTGATGCCCTGCGCCACGGGTTGGACCATCACCCGCAGAACGTCCGTTTTTGTTTTGTTCTTGATGGTCTCCCAAAAATTATCAAAAAACGATTTGCCGGATTCGAAACCACGCATAAGGGCGTCAGTCCAGAATTTCTCAGACTCTTCGGCCGCTTTTTGGTTTGCCTTTTCCAGTTCATCAACGGCTTTTTTATTTGCTTCGCGGGCTTCTTTGGATCCAATCAGGCCAATCAGCTTCTTGCGGCCGTCTATCTCGCGCTGGATGGCGCTGGCACCCGCGTCGTTGCCGTTCAGACTGAGCTGGTCGGCCTGCGACTGAAGGCGCGCAATGGTGACTTGCTCGATGGCTTGGGCAAGGCTGATGTATTGGCTGGCTGCAATGATTGAGGCGGCTTCTTCATCTTGCAGCTTGAGCACTTGCGCGGCTATGGTGTCAGCGGACTTTTCCAGCGTGCCTATGTATTTTTCGTGCTCTTTGGTGACTTCGGCAAGGGCTTTGGCGTTGGCTTTTTCGGCGTCTTCGATTGCCTTTAAATTCCCCTTCGTGAACTCGTGAACGTGGGCGTCGTAGTCTTTCAGTTCTTTTTTGGCGGCCATGACGGCCTTAATCGAATCGGCTTTTTTGTAATTCTTGACCGCAAATGCGGAGACCAGCTCGACGTACTCTTTTTCTTCGAGCTTGCCATTTTTCAGCAGGGTTTGATACTTTTCCAGCGTGGGCAAATAATCAGCAGAAACGCCGGATGCTTTTTGACGCAGGGCAATTAGCTCCTCTTCTGATTTGGCGCTCTCCCTGTTGAATTTATCAATCGCTTGCGAAAATCTGCCTTCGCCCTCCTCCACTTGCCCAAGCATGGCCAGTCTTTGTGCAACGGCATCCCTTTTTTCGACCAGCTGCTGGCGCAATATGGCTGAGCTGGCACGGGCTGCAACGCTTTCTTTGTCCGCGCCTTTGGCCATGGTGGCGTCGATGTTGGCAATGGAGTTGTTCAGGCTGCCGATTTCCGCCCGCATGCCTTGCGCGCTGTTGGTGAACTTGTCAGCTGCTGCGGCCATGGTGCCCACGGCGGCCCCAACGGCGGCAATGGCGAGCACAACCGGGTTGGCTGCTGCCGCCACACCCAAAGCCACAACAGCCGTGCGAGCCTCATAAATGCGTTTGACAAGCAGGGCCAGGCCCACAGCAGTAGCGGCCCCGGCAAGCCCTCCGGTGATCAGGCCGAAAGCAGTCTCGTTTTCTTTGATCGCCTTGCCAACCGTGTCTATAGACCCCGACACGCCTTTGAGCGCCCCGGCAAGCGTGCCACTCGCGCCGCTGGCTGCGTCGGCAATGCCAATAAAGTTGGTCACGCTGTTGGTCAAAACGGTAAACGCTTGCCCAACCGTCAGGGTTGCACTCTCCATCTCTTTTGCAAGCTGCGGCCCAGCTTTTTCTAACGCGGCAATGACTTGCTCGCCTGTGAGTTGCCCGGCTGCGCCCAGCTCACGCAGTTTGCCAATGGGCACGCCCAAGCCGTCCGCCAATGCTTTGGCAAGGCGCGGGGTTTGCTCCATGATGGAGTTGAGTTCTTCGCCGCGCAAAACGCCGCTGGACAGGCCCTGCCCCAGCTGCACCAGGGCGGCCTGCATACTTGCCGCACTGCCCCCGCCAATGGTCATGGCTTGAGAGATGGACTGGGTGACGGTAAGCAAGCGCTCTTGCGACACGCCAAGCTCTTTGCCAGAGCGCGCAATGGCTGCGTAGGTGGTGCCCAGTTCGACAAACGAAACGCGGCCCTTTTGGGCAATGTCAAAGAGGGAGGTGTAGGCTTTGGCGGCCTCGGCTGCGCTGTTGCTGGACAGGCGCAGTTGTGTATTGAGGGTGGTGACGGCATCGGCCATCTTGACCATGGCGTAAACGCTGCCCATGGTGGCCATGGCCCCCAGTGCGGTTTTGAGGGTGTCCGCGCCTTGGGCTGCTTGCCGGGCGCGGCTGTCCAGTGTGCCCAGCTTGTCGCCCACGCGGTCCACATCGCCCACAACTTGGGCTGCGCCGTCAACCGACAGGCGTAGTTTTACTTCGTTACTGGCCATGCGGGGCACCTGTCAGATTAATTGGCTTTGTCGCGCTGCTGCTGCGCCCATGCGTTAAGCGCTGCGGCTTCCATGGCTTGCAGGCCGGCCCAAATTTCTGCCCACTGCTTTGTGGGCGGGATGCGCTCCACGCAGCGCAGGTAAACCTCGACGCCGCTGTAGTCCAGCCCGGTGCGCTCGCCGGTGCCGTCCCTGCGCCACTGGGTTTGGATACGGTGCCAAATGGCGTAGGTGCGCACGTTGCAGGGCCACAGGTAGCAAAACTCTTGCGCGATCTGGTCGGCTTCGCCTTGCTGCAAACCAAATGCCGCAAGCGCTTCATCAAACTGTTCTTGCGGTGCATCGTCAGCCCCTTGTGTATAGAGTTCTCCGGTTGCCCAAACTCGGGCAACCTGCGCTAGTTTTTTTCTTTCGCGCCGCAGTCTTTGAGGTAGGCGTTGAACAAGATGGAGCCCACACCCATGACGTTGAGCATCATGGCCAGCGCCTCGGGGCTGAATGCGGCGGGTTCGCCGTTGTCTTCCAGCACCAAGCGCTGGCCACTCCAACCCGTGATGACCTCGGCCATAAAATCCTTCACCTTCTTGTTTTTCTCTTCCAGCCGCTCGGTAATTTCGTCTTGATCAAGCCGTTCAGCCGTGAACGAAAAGGCAAATAGCTTGTTGACCGCGCCTTCTTTCAAAGTGAACTTGACGCTTATTTCGGATGTGTTGCTGATGGAAAGTGTTTTCATGGCGAATTGTTCGGTTTTCTTGTGTGGTTGCTATTGTTTTAGTAGCTGCTCGCGCAGTACTTACCTGCGCTGCAGCCCTAAAACGCTTAGAAACTGGTGACGATTCGCACCTCGTCATTGCCGCTGGTGCTGGGCAGGCATTTGAGGTCCAGGGCCACCACGCGTTTGCCGTTGGCTTCGGCTTTTTGCATATTGATGATTTGCACACTGGGCAGCCACACCAGCACCTTTTGGTTGCTGACGGTGCCATGGCTCAGGCCCACGGTTTGCAGGGTTCCGGCTTCCATTTGCGCGATCAAGGCGGCCTCTTGGGTGGAGGTGAGGTCGAGCGTGCATTTGGCGGTGGCGTTGCGGCTGGTGCTGTCCACCGTCTCGCCGCCCAAAAACGGGTTGAAATCAACCTTGTTGCCAAGATCAATCTCGATGCCTTGTGAGGGGTAAGGCGTACCCGCTGCAATCTCCGGGGCGGTGGATGTGCTATGGGTGCCGCCAAAGGTGAGGTCAAGCGTGTTGGCCTCGCTGATGATCTGCGGGGTTTTCCACGCGGTCAGTGTGGTGCTGGGGTTGCTGACCACGGTTGGCGTGCTGTACAGGCCCAAGAATTTGAAGCTCA